ATACCCGCAACCTGTACATATGCGCTCGGCGATACACCTGAAATTGATACACACTGTTTAGTAGTAATAGATGTAGGATCAAAAGCAGCCGGTGAAAAATATGTGAATTTTGGTGCATATGAGGGCAGCACTGATTGTACCCATGCGGTCGTTGCTAAATTTTGGCTACTATCTGTCGTTGCAGGTGTTGTCGATGGTATCTTACCTATCAGATTTAATGAAACCGTATTTGATTTATTATAAAAATTAAAACCGCCAGCGCCTGTCGCAGATGATGAACACATGTCAATTTCAGATGCCGCACCCTGATTACATCCAATTTCTAATCGCGGTTTTTGTCCTGCCGTAGTAGTGCCGCCAACCAACCCTTGCTGATTCATATTATAATATACGCCATATGTTGGATCAATTTGCAGTGCTATATATGCGGCGCTTTGTATATCGGCAGCATTTGTAATTTGACAATATTGAGATGTTCCCGCATTCCATAACATAAATAATCCACCGTTAAGCACGTTCAAAACGCGACCTCCTGGCGATGCCTGACTAGCGTTTAATATTTGGGTTGATATAGTTCCTGCAACTGTTAATGTGGTTGTTGATGGTTGAAAAACCATTTGATTGCATATATTAATTGGGGTATATGTTCCAGATGCTTGACCGCTACACATAGGAAACGTATATTGTACAGCTGATGTATTATTTAAAACAACAGTTAATGCCGTAGCGGGTTTAGCGGGGGTTGTTTGATACCATGCAGTAGTTGCTATTTTATTCGAATTATCAGTTGGTACGGGTAATGGTACGGTTGTTGTTAAACTTGTGTTAGATAATGTTAAATAATTTGTACCGGCTATATTCCAGTTAAATAAACTTGCAGAATTTAGTAATGTTGAGAATAAATTTCCGCCGCTATTTGAAAATAATGCAGATCTTCCCGATAGTGGATCATATAATGTTAATGGGTTAGCTACGCCAGCCGCAGTATTATTAATGGTTACGTCATCATTAAATACGGATGTACTATTAGCTGTAAAAACACCCGATACGTTTGTAGTCGCCAGTGTTTCTGTTCCTTGTGCAAAAGGAAATCTTAAAAAATATTTTAATGCTTTATTATAAGTAAGCGCTTCGTCTCCAACCATAAACACGGATGAATCGAATATTGGCAAATTCTCTGAAGGAGGTAATTGTGAACTCATTATATATATTAATAAAGAAAAGAGGTTAAAAGTTTAAATAGTTATTATTAATAATATGCCGCCAAGAGTAAAGAAAACAGAACCTCGTTCAGGTTCAGACATAGTGAATTTTTATAATATTATACCTAAAAAATATTTGGAAGAATCAGAAAATCCAAACTTCAATCTTCATAATATAAACTTACCGTTTAGAATGTGTATTGTGGCTCCATCGGGATCTGGTAAAACAAATTTTTTATTAAATTTGATAAAAGTATTCAGTCAAGGTAAAGGAACGTTTGCGGATATATGTATAGTAACCCGTAATAAATCAGAACCGCTCTATGAATATCTCGAGGGAGAACATGAACAGATCCAAATTAAAGAAGGTGTACACAACACGCCGAAGCTAGACGATATGGACAAACAATATAATCATCTTGTAGTGTGGGACGATTTGGTCCTATCAAAAAAGCTTGACTACGTAGAAGAGTATTATATGAGAGCTCGTAAAAAGAATTGTTCAGTTGTGTTCTTATCGCAAGATTACTATGGCATACCCAAATTTATTCGTAAAAATAGTTCATATCTGGTCATCCTAGATTTAGGTGGTTCCAAACGTGAGACGACAGCCATCCTTAATGAATGGGCTGGTGATTTATTACCGTATCAGTTACATGCCGTATATAACGACGCATGCTCACAACACATGAGACCGTTAATCATCACGGGAGGAAAGGTAGAGCGTAATAAGAAGTATAGAAAAGGATGGTTAGACTACTATAATTTAGATGAATTTTTAAAGAATGTTGTTGACCCTAAAAAATCAGAAAGAAAGAAAAAGAAACTAGATTATGAGAGTGTATCAAGTGATTCTGATTAAATATAATATGGTATCCAATGGATATCATATTACATATTTTTATTCGCGTTTGACATATGTCTTAAATTGACCACGACTAGATCCCATTTGCTTCATGTCCGCATCGAGAGCGTTTTCCTTTTCAATAAGATCACTATATTTACTTGTAAGATACGTATGGCGTAGTTGATTGACTGATACTTTTTTACCGAATATTTTATTTATTCTCTGATTCAGTTTTACATTTGTAAGTTTATTTCCTTGAGAATCAAAAAGTAAATAGTCAGTAGGATTTATTTTTACCCATTTTTTAATAATTTTCATTAATGCCGGAGGGCAATCGATCCCGACTTGTCCGTATGTCTTCGCGGTTTTGTACGAATTAAACACAAATCGTTTTTTATCGATGTAGTTGTCTTTAGTCATATCTATATTCTTAATCTTAAAATCGACGTAGTCTTTAGACCGTCTAGGTGGAATATATATACCACCAAGTAAGCAAAGAATAATGAAATTCTGTATCTCTTGAAGGTCAGTCATTGAATGGGATGTTTTCCTATACAAGGCCATAGATTGATTCATTAATGAGTCATGTAGGTCTTGTACATGGTTATTACTTACCCAGCTTTCCTCTTGTGCTTCGGTCTTTTCTTGCTTCCCAATTTCTTCATTAAAGTTCTCAATATCCTTGAGCATCTGATCCCGGTATGCTTTACAAGATGTTACAACGACTAAGGCTGATAATATAGTTTTACGTTTATTTACTGGCATGTCTGAAAGGTATTTAAGAATCTTTTCTGAGTCATCGAAGTTCTTCGATTGATACTCGTCACCAAATACTTTCTTGTATAAGTTTGAAAGGATGCTTACGTAGGTTTTAATACTTGACGCACTAAGTGTCGGGCGTTTTTCCATAATTAATTTAGTTATTTCTTCTAACATTATTATTTAACTATTAATCTTAATAACTGTTTAAATATTTTTTATAAAAAATGGAATAATGTTTAAAATCAAAAAGTGTTTGTATATGATAATGATGAGTAGAATACACCTTTTTAATAACGGTCATATAGCCCCAAGAGGAGGCTTAATACAACAACCATACATGCGTATGTCATCAGGTATTGGGTACCATCCAATATTCGGTTATGGTTTATATGGTGGGAGATATACCGGAGATGAACATGAACTATTTTTTAACATAAAAGATAATTTATCAGAGATGGATCTTAGTAAGTACGATCTTACAACAGACCAAGGCTATAACGCGTTTATAGACGAATTAATCACCGAAAACGATTCGAAAATAAAACGTCGGGATGACGGAACTGTTAAAGATACAGGACACTATCAAGACGAGATTAACGTTTTACAACAAATGAAAAAAACTTATAATAAATTAATTGGAGACTATGATCCTAACCGCCTTGAAAATAATGATCCTTATGATCTTGAAAAAATCAAGTTTGTAGACGATGATAAGGCGGATAGTGGATATAAACATATTATTGAAGCCGAACAACTGAAAGCACAACAAGAACACGATGATAGAATTAAACAAGCTCAACAAACGGCCGACTTAAAAAATGGTATACAAGCATTACGAGATGAAATAGTAAAATTTTCACAAGATAGTAAAATTATTACTATACCCGGTAATCAGGCAGGACTAGTAGTTTTACGACGACTAGTGGAAAAAATAGCAAATGGATCAGATGATGATATAATAGCATATACAAAAGGGTCAAAAGATTCTATTATTAAAGCATTATCAAAACTGTTAGATACTAGTTCTGAAAATCCAGATGTTGTCAATGTGGTTGAAAAATTTTTATTTAAAATTTCATCACTACATCTTAAATCTAGTTTTAATATTGTACTTACCGACACTGGAAAATTAAAAATTGAAGAAACTAAAATAGAAGATGAACAAAAAGAAACATCTGGTAAGTTTCCTGAATTACGGGGTTTACCAAAAGGTGTAATAATTAGAACACCGTTGTCAACAGACGAAATTGACGAAGCATTTAATACACGATTACCTTCGAATATAAATGCTAATGGAATGATGGAATTAAAACCCGATAATATTTTAAGTAATTTATTACCCGCCGTAAACGATGTTTTGAATTCAATAGATGAAAATTATGATGAACTATTACAACGCACTCAACAACAATTATATACAGTACCGCCCGGTGTTACTACTGGCGCAGGTAAACCATTAGAATATAATATGTTTTATAACGAACCCGTAACAATTTCATGTATACGCGCCGCTAAGTCAATACCCGACGATGTATCTATAAAAATTGTTAAAAATAAAACGTGGCAATCAGATACTATGGAAAAAGCGACGGCGTATGATCCATTTGATGGTCGTATGTCGTATACAACTAGTCAAGATGGTCATAAAAAAATATATAGTTTAACATGTGAAATGAAATCAATCGGCGCTGAATCGGTTAACAAAAAAACGGGCGATATGGGATTTACATATGAATCGTCTGGTTTAACAAGTTTAAAAACTATTATCAAAGGTATGAATACTAAAGATTATTATACACCAACTGGAAAATTAAAAGATACAAAGGTTACAAAATTTTTAAACGAAAATTATGGAGGAATGTTATTACAAGGAGAAAACGACGCGTTGAAAGAATGGATTGTTGAACAACGTAATAAAATAAACTACCTAGCGGATACAATACGCGTAAATAAAAAAATGGGTAAAAATACCGATGAACAACAAAATGAACTAAAAAAAATGAATGAACTATTTAATACATATAAAACAAATCCTGAAGCATATGACGAATTAATGAAAGAATATTTAAAATCTGGTATGAGTGTGTCGTTACCACTATCTGTTTCAAAATTACCACCTCCTACAAATAAATCGGATCCGTTAGCTAAACATATTATTGCGCGTCACAAAGGCGTCAAAGCATGGCCGACATTCAATGATTCGGGTAAAGTATCTGGGTTTGATGGTAACGCAATAACAAAAACAATATCTGGATGGTATAACAACGAATACGGTGATGATTATTGTGTTTTTTACGGTTTTAAAGATGGAGCTATGTGCTGGAATATAACCGATTTAATACAACGCGGTTATCTT